CATCTGCTGATGTTGGTGCGGAAGTTGGTGAGTTGAGTGAAACAACATTACCGCCTGAGTGTTTGAGTGATATTTTGCTCATAATTAACTAGGTTTTGGGTTAGCGTCTTTAACCGCTTTGATGTGGGTAGCCCACGTTCCAGTTGTATCTAGTTTACCAGCGAGCATATCTGCATACAACATATCAAGTTGATCTCCAAAAGAAGCATAGATAGTAGAGCCATCAGTTGTTCTATCGGTTTTGTACTTAACAGCAGCAGCTTCAGCATCTAAGGTAACTCTTGCAGCATCAACTTTTGATTGTTCTATGGAGA